TCACGGCCAACACGACGCCTGTCCTGTCTGCGACGCAGACCTGGAATGGCGCCGGTGTGATTTTCACGGGCTGGCGGCTCAATGTCACCAACACGGCCAGCAGCGCGTCGGCGTTGTTGTTAGATTTGCAGCTCAATGGAGCGAGCCAATTCAACGTAACCCGTGGTGGTGCGGTCGCTGCGGGAGCCGTCTCCTCGACGAGCACAATCACAGCCGTCAACGCCACCGCCATTCCGGCCGGGGGCTCGACGACCGTCGGCTTCAAGCTCACGTCTACCAACAATTATGGTGTTTTCGCCGGGTCCGGCGCGCCTACCCTCAGCGCGGCCCGAGGCTCCCTCTATCTACGCAGTGACGGAGTCCCGTACTACAACACCAATGGCACGACAGGCTGGACGCCGGTTGCGCCGGCGGCGGCTGTCAACACTCCGGTCGCCCTGACGATCACGGCCAATGTTCTGACGGTGGACGCTTCGACGGCGCCCCGCGGCTCGGTCTTCACCGTCACCAACAACGCCAACATTACCACATTTACATTGAGCAACGTGCCGGTAGGCGAGGCATGGGATGGTCTGTTCTACTTCACCGGCAACGGGTCGGCTTTCACGCAGGCCGGCATGCAGTCACCGACCCTGATCTGGTCCGGCGGAGTATCGATCACGTTCACGTCGACCAACGCCCGCACCGATATTGTCCAGATCAGCACGCCGGATGGGGGAACCACGAAGTACGCCACCATCGTCGGCCAGAACTACAGCTAGGATTTCCCATGCTTCTGACTGGTCTTCAAAAACGAGTAGGACTGACCGAAATGCCGATTCCCGGCCCCTCTGCGACGTTGCACGCCAACCCCTGGTATTCCCTGACGACCAACCGCTATGTGTCGCCAACGGGATCGAACGGCGCAAACGGCCTGACGCCCGGCACGGCTTGGCAGACGATGGCCTTCGCCGATACGCAGGCAACGCCGGGGATGGTCATCAACTATGCTCCCGGCACCTACACCGTGACCGGCTTCACCATCCTGGGGAACGGCGGCAACGCGGCCACCGCGAGCGGCTATGTCGTGCATCGCTCCACGGTGATGGGCGGCGCCAAGATCCAGGCGAGCGGCTCGCCGTTCAACCAGATCATCGCCATTCAGGACAATTACATCGTCCTCGACGGCTTCGAGGTCGACGGCAACAACAACATCGCGTGGGGATCGGGGATCGATACCGGCACGCCCAGCGGTGGTCCTGGCCATCACATCTGGGTCATGAACTGCACCGTCCATGGCTGTGGCCTGTCGGGCATCCAGCTCAACAACACCGAGTATTTCAAGGTCCTTCAGAACTACTGCTACAACAACAGCAGCTCCAACACGTCGGGCCTGTTCGGCTCCGGGATCAGCATCTACGAGCCGGCCGTCATCGCGGCCTATGTGCCGACCGAGCAGGACGCCTGGTATCCGGTGCCGATCGTCATCGAAGGCAACATCTGCTGGAACAATTTCAACAACCAGTCCGGCACGGGCAACACCGACGGCAACGGGATCATCATCGACGACTGGCAGTGGACGCAGAACGCGCCGAACATTCCCTATCTCGGTGGCGGCCTGGTCCGTGGAAATCTCTGCTATCACAACGGCTCAAAGGGCATTCAGTGCTTCGTGTCGGACAACGTCACGATCGTGAACAACACCTGCTACGACAACAACTGGGATCTCCACCAGATCGCGACGTGGCGGGGCGACATCAACGTCCAGGGCTGTGGCGGGATCGTCTGCTACAACAACATTGCCTACTGCGTCGTGGGCTCGGCGATCGCTGCGAACAATACGCCGTTCCTGATGCAGCAGAGCGCAGGGACGGCCAACGTCTTCGCCGGCAACATCAGCTTTGGCGCCGCGAACAACGTCGGCGCGCCGGACACCTACCCGACCACCGGCACTCTTGCGAACAAAGCAGCCACGGATCCGATGCTGAAGGCCGTGCTGGGCGGCAACTTCTACCCTTGGCCATCCAGCCCCGCCTTCGGATGGGGCAAGCCCGGCGGCGGAGGGGTTTCCCCGCTGCCCTCGACCACCGGAGTTTTCCAATCCTCGAGCTAGGCAGATTCATGGTCAACAAGATCGCCGACCCCCTGTTCGCCGACCGGCTGCACGGGGACTTCACCTTGCAGATCGATTCGCCGGCTATCGGGTTTGCCGTCGGCGGCGGCGATTCTGGCGCCTATCAGGTTGGCTCGACACCGCCTGTAGATCCTGCCGATCCGCCTGCGGAGACCGTGCTCGTCAGGCAGGCGCCGGCGACTTTGACGATCAAGATCAACGCAAAGGGCACGATTACGGTCCGTGTCCGCTAACACAGGAGCTCATCATGCGCGCACTCATTCTAGTTTTCATTCTGGCCCTGGGCGGCTGCTCCGTCTTCGGCGGCGATGGGCCGCTCGTCACGCTCGAGGACGGCCGCAAGGCGCTGATCGAGATCCAGAATGCCCGCGCCACGGCGCTCGAGGGCGAGTTGGTTTATCTCAATCAGCCGCCGTGCGGGCTCGCTGGCTCGCCGATGCCGCCGCTCTGCGCTTCCTATGCCGTCGGCAAGAAGATGCAGGAACTGAATGCCAAGGCGCGCCAGGCCTACGACGTGGCGAAACAGGCGGTCGACCGCATCACAGCCGACCCGGCCGGCGCCAAGGCGGCGATCGACGCTGCCAAGGCGGCCAACACGGCGTGGTCGGCCGCAATTCCGCGCTGACCTTCCCACTCTTCGAAAGGAGCGAACCATGCTGTCATTCGCGGCGATTAGCGCCATCGGCGAAGTGCTGCTCGCCAACCTCGCGCCGGCGGTATCGCTCGGCATCGACGTCTTCGGTTTCGTCCGCAACGCCCGCGCACGCTTTGCCGACGGTAGCGGCGGTACCCAGGCCGAGCTCGACGCTGCGACGGCGGTCGTCGACAGGCTTGCTGCGGCTGTGGACGCGCGGGTCGAGGAGCTGGGACGCCTGGCGCCCAACAGTTGAGCGCGCGGCCGGGCCGGCCACGCGCGGCAAAGGGCAGGCTGGCGATACCGGCCCGTATCCTGTAGGCTGCCCGACCATGCAGGAGCGACCCTGAATGGTCACGGGATATACCTACTCGACCTACGTCACCCAGCTCGCGACGCTGGCGGTCGTCGATGAGGACGACGTCAACTTCCAACTAAACCTGCCGTCGGCGATCTCGAGCGCCGAGCTGCGCATCCTGCAGGATCTCGACCTGCTCGAAACCAAGCGGCGCAACATCTATACACTGACCGCCAACTTCCGCGGCTTCACGTTTCCGATCGACGATTTCGTGGTGGTCGAGCAAGTCAACATCATCACACCCTACGCAGTGTCGTCGCCGGATGAAGGCACGCGCAATCCCTGCACCTTCGTCGACAAGACGGTGCTGGATGTCCTGTGGCCGAGTGTGGCGGGCGCTACGCTGCCGACCCTGGTGGCCATGGGCACCGGCCAGAACCAGATGCGCTTCGGCCCGTGGCCCGACCAAGCCTATACGATCGAGATCCTCGGCACGAGCCGGCCCGATTCACTCAGCGCGAGCAAATCGCCGACATTCATCTCGACGTACTTTCCCGATCTCTTCATGGCCGCGAGCATGATCTACATCTCGGGCTACCAGCGTAATTTCGGGCGCCAGTCGGACGACCCGCAAATGGCAGTCAGTTGGCAGTCATTCTACAAGGAGCGCCTCACGTCATCTGTTCTCGAGGAGCAGCGCAAGAAATTCCAGGCCGCCGCGTGGTCCAGCCTGTCGGCGGCCGTCACCGCCACGCCGGAGCGTGGAATGTATCCCAAGGCGCCCGCCTGATGCCGCATGCCACGATGCGCCTGATTCCCGGCGTCAACCAGTACGAGACAGCGACGCTCAACGAGGCTGCAGTATACCGCTGCAACCTCATCCGTTTCGCGCCGGACCCTCGCGGCCTGGGCCTCGTGCAGAAGCTGGGCGGCTGGCAGCGTTATCTGCAGCAACGCATGCCGTCGGTTGCGAGACATCGGCGACGCCAGGTGTCGGTGGCTCGCTCATGCTGATCCACGTCGAGGACGGCGCGAAGCATCTGGTCAACATCACGCCACAAGTGCGCCAGGACGATGTCACGGTGGACGTGACCACCATCACGACCTCCAACATCGTCACCATCGGCGATACCGGCAGCGACGCCACGCAGTACGATGCAGTCTACATTCCGGCCCACATATCGGTCGGCGGCGTCATTCTCTTCGGCTTCTACCAGGCCATACCGGCGAGCGCCAATGAGTTTCAGATCGCGCTATACGGCTCGCAGGGCAACCCAATCTTTCCTACGGCCGCGGTGTCGAATGTCGGTGCCGTGGCGATCTTCGACACGACGGCGGGCGATTCCATCGTCACGGTGACCTTGCCCGATCACGGCTATCTGGCGGGTGACACCTATCCCGTCCTGATCTCGACCGCTGTCGGCGGTGTCACGCTGGGCGGCAACTACACAGTGCAGAGCGTGATCGATGCCGACACGTTCGAGATCCTGGCGCAGAATGAGGCCGTGTCAACCGATACGGAATCGATCAATGGCGGCGATGCGCGCTACGATTTTTACATCGGCTTCGGTCCGCTGCTCGAGGGCACCGGCTACGGCATCGGCGGCTATGGGGTCGGCGGCTACGGTTCAGGCATCACGCCGGCCGCATCCTCGGGCGATAATATCGAGACCGGCGACTGGGTGCTGGACAACTGGGGTGGCCTGTTGATCGCGCTGCCGACATCGACACCGTTCGGATCGATCGATGGCGTGGCGCCGACCGGCGGTCCGCTCTATTTCTGGAGCCACGCCGACAACAGCCCGACGGCGCTTGCCATATCGGGCGGTCCGGTAGCATCTGGTGGTTTCTTCGTCGCCATGCCGCAACGCCAGATCATCGCCTACAACACGGAAGAAACCGGCGTGCAGGACCCTCTCCTGGTGCGCTGGTGCGACGTCAACAACTACCAGCAATGGAACGCGCGGCCGACCAACCTGGCCGGCAAGTACCGTCTGACGCGCGGCAGCAGGATCGTTGGCGGCATGCAGATTGGCCAACAGGGTCTGCTGCTCACCGATGTCGGCGCCTGGACGATGCGGTTCATCGGCACCAGCGGCGGGAGCAACCTTGCCTACTCGTTCAACGAAGTGGCGCGAGGCTGCGGCCTGATCGCGCAGAAAGCCATGGCGACCCTGGGCGCCGCGGCCTATTGGATGGGTCTCAACCAGTTTTTCGTCATGGGCGCCGACGGCGTGCAGCCTGTTCCATGTCCGATCTGGGATCGTGTGTTCCCGCGGCTCGACATGGCCAATCTGCACAAGATCCGCATGGGCGCCAACTCGAGCTTTGGCGAGATCTGGCTGTTCTTTCCCAGCAACGAAGGCGGCGGCGAGATCGACTCCTACGTGAAGTACAACACGCTGATCGGCGCACCGAACGGCTGGGATTACGGCGACCTGTCGCGCACCGCATGGATCGACCAGTCGGTCCTGGGACAGCCGATCGGCGCCGACGGCGAATCCTTTCGCCTACAACAACATGAGACGGGCTACAATAACGACAACCAGCCCATGCAATCCAGCTTCGACACCGGCTATTTCGTGCTGCAGGACGGCGATGTGCTGGCCTTCGTCGACCAATTCTGGCCCGACATGCGCTGGGCGGCCGGCATCGCTACCGACCAGGCACAGGTGCAGCTCACGTTCCTGGTCAAGTCGTACCCCAACGACACCATCCACGCATACGGCCCGTTCGATCTGACGACATCCGTGACCTACGTCACGCCGCGGGTCCGCGGGCGGCTGGTGTCGCTGCGTTTCGAAAGCCACGACATGGATTCGTTCTGGCGCCTGGGCGGCAACCGCTATCGTTGGCAGCCTGACGGACGGTTCTACTGATGGTTGACGATAACTACCATCCCGCGCGCGCCAATCAGCAGCCCTATGGCGGCGGCGCATCGCTGACGGACATCCTGACGGCCATCCAGGAT